TGGTTAACGCGGCGAATGGTTAACGCGGCGAATGGTTAACGCGGCGAATGGCTAACCACTTGCCGCCAGCGATTCCAAAAAACCACTTGCCGCCAGCGATTCCAAAAAACCACTCGACGCCAGCGACTTGCCGCCAGCGATTCCAAAAAATGACTCGACGCCGATAAAATTGCTTGCGCCCCTGCCCCGTCATCCAATATCATCTCTGCAAGACAAGAAAGGAAAATCTACCATGGAAACAATTTATTATACGAATCCGGATGGAAGCGTCGTCCCTGTGCACATTGGCGAGGCGGTATCCATCAGCCAGAATGTGACCATCGGCAAGAACGTGCATATCGCGTCCGGAGCGACTATCGGGCAGGGCGCACGAATCGAGAGCGGGGCGTTCATCGGGCGGAGGGCATTCGTCGGGCGCGGAGCGACTATTGGAGAGAATGCGCGAATATGGGGCGGGGCGTTCATCGCACGCGGCGCAAAAATCGAAAGCGGAGCAATGATCGAAAGCGACGTTACGATCGAGAGCGGCGTTCATGTCGGGCCAAATGTGAATATCAGCGGCGGGCATATCGGGCCAAATGTGCATATCAGCGGCGGCTTTGCACTCAAGGATATCAGCGGCGGCTTTGCACTCAAGGATATCGCAAGAGGATTTTCCGCATTGGTCCGGGCAGTCAAATGACAGCCTATTACAACGAAATTGACCCCTTCGTGGCCGACTGGCTGCGGAATCTCATATCCGCCGGACACATAGCGCCCGGCGACGTGGACACTCGCTCTATAGAGGACGTGAAACCGGATGACCTCAAGCCCTACACGCAATGCCACTTCTTCGCCGGAATCGGCGTGTGGTCCTATGCGCTCCGCCGTGCCGGATGGGCCGACGACCGGCCAGTCTGGACCGGCTCCTGCCCCTGTCAACCTTTCAGCGCGGCAGGCAAGGGCGGCGGGGTTGCTGACGAGCGGCACCTATGGCCCGCCCTCCATTGGCTCATCTCTCAGCGCCAGCCTCCGGTCTTCTTTGGCGAACAGGTTGCGTCAAAGGCTGGACTCGGATGGCTCGATCTTGTATCGGCTGACCTGGAAGGAACGGGCTACGCCTGCGGGGCAGTCGATATCTGCGCTGCGGGCATCGGTGCCCCGCATATCCGACAAAGGCTGTGGATTGCCGCAGAGCGGCTGGCCGACGCCGACGACTCGCTACTGGAAGGACGGGAGCGGCTCGAATGTCCCCCTGAACGCATTGCTTGGGAGGGTCGTATGGCTGGCAGGCTGGCCGACGCCACAGACGCAGGACGCGAGCGGAGGCGGTCAGGCGAAGCGTGCGATGGGGGCGACGCGACACGGGTCGAACCTGAACGACTTCGCGATGCTGGCGGGGCCGGCAAGGATCACAGCGTCCGGCGAGATGCTGACTGGCTCTTCTGCCGGGATGGACGGTGGCGGCCAGTTGAATCCGGGGCATCCCCGCTGGCTCATGGCGCTCCCTCCCGCGTGGGACGCCTGCGTGCCTACGGTAACGCGATCCACGCGGAAACGGCAGAAGCATTCATCAGGGCATTCATGAAATGAAAACGATTCAGCACACAAATCCGGGCGGGAGAGTCGTCAATGTGGAAGTTGGCGAGCGCGTACATATCGGCGCTGACACATATATCGGGGACGACGTGACGATCCACGATGACGTATATATCGGGGACAATTCGATCATCAGCAGCGGAACGTATATCGAAAGTGGCGTGTCGATCAGGAACTGGGTGATAATCGACACCGACTCATATATAGGCCCTGACGCCTATATCGAACACGACGCCTATATCGGGTGCCTGGCTTCTATCGGGAGTGGCGCGGCCATAGGGGCCTGGGCGACGATCGAGTCCGACGTGTATATCGGTGACATGGTGACGATCGAGAGCAGAGAGTGGATAGAGAGAGGATCGACAATTGACAGACCTTGAAATCGACTGGACGCAGGGCGTGGCGGAGAATTTCGAGCGCGTGCTATCGGCTCTGGAAACCGCAAACAAGCGGGCCGATGAGGCCGAGGCGAAACTGAATCTGTGGAGGCCGATTGAGGAAGCGCCGAAGGATGGGTCTTGGATACTGCTTGGATATTTCCCGGAGGTTGGCGGCGAAAGTCAAACCGTTGCGTTCTGGCACAGCACCAAAAATATGTGGTGCGACAGCAACAGATTGCTTGTTGCAGATGGGCCGTTTTCCCCAACCCATTTCCGCCCACTCCCGCCAGCACCGGAGGTCTTGAAATGGCAACCCAGGTAGAACAGCGCAAAGTCAAGATAGATGTAATCTTGCGTACCGCGATGTTTTCGCTCGGGGTCGAGGATGCAAGAAACGGGATTGCGCCGCGCAAGAATATCCTGGACGGCGGGAAACGCACGCTGAAAATGCTTGATGCCGAACTCTATGAGCGTGGTCGCATGTTCGGAGTCTGCGCACCACGCGACATGCGCGTCAAGACAGGGCTTCGCGTGAATATCTCCGCGCTTTCACAATTCGCAAATTTGCTTCGTGATGGAAGCATTATTTGAGGCGCCGATATCTTATGCATTATGGGGATTTGTGCAAAAGATATGCATCAGCTTGAAAAATATCCTGAGCGTGTTTGCGGCATCGACCGCTGCCCTATGCCTCTGTCCCTGAAATTTCAGCCCCTCATTGGCCATCGCCTTCGCAAGCCCGCCTTGCGGTTTCCTGCCGATTGCAAGGCATCTGGCGACGTAGATGGTCTTCGCGTCGATGAAACGCCGACCAAACGGCCACCGGCCAACAAATCCCTCCCTGAGAAGCTCCATGTCGCCACCGCCCCAGGTGACGGGGTTAATGAACGTGTCGCGGGGCATCTCTGACAAAAGCTTGTTGCGGGCACATGCGAGACTCGGAGCAAGGGCAACCATTTCGTCCCTGATCCCCGTAAGTTCAGTGATGAATCCAGAGATCGGTTCTTCCGGGTTCACAAGGTACGCGCCCTTCCAGTAAATCTCCCCTGTCTCGGAATCGCCTGCGGCGGCCCCGATCTCGATGATCTTGCCGGACGGCTGATTCATCTCAAGGTCGATCGCCAGAAATCGAGTCACTTGACCACCCTCAACTTCGATCCATGGTTGCGAATCCCTTCAATCTCGACAAGGGAGCGCTCAAGGATTCGCGCTACCGCCTGAAAATCGGCGTCTGGAAAATTCATACATGCCTTGCGCAATTCGTGCATGGGCACGATGATTCCGTCAAGCGCCTCGGTCTTGTTCTTGAATGCCATTTTTCCCACCTTTCCGTGACTTGTACATGACAGTGATTCTTACCGCAGGGCCTCCGCCTCTTTCAACGCGCCACCTTGTCGCAGATTGACAAGAGGGACGACGAAATATTCATAGTCGAAATCGCCACGCCGTTTCTGGTAGAGGCGACCATAGCCTAGTTCGCTGATGCTCCATACGAGCCTCGCAATCCGCGAAACGTCGATGTCGTTCTCCCGATCAGAGAACAGGAATCCGCGATGGTACAGGATATGCCTGCCCGGAACGCCGTATTTCCTGATCTGGAAGTGAAATTCATCATAGGTCATTGTTGCACCATTTCCTGACATGGGCATCAGCCCCGCCAGCCTTTATCATGTGGCTCCTGACGCGAACCTTCGCGTCGCTCAGACATTTGCGCGGGACGGCGATCCCCTCCTGCCTCATCGTATTCATGGCCCACCTCTCGGCTTCGTATTCCTCGCGAGGCGTTTCCAGGGCGAGCCGGAAATGCCCAAGATGGACATGGCCGCACTCATGCAGATAGAGATAGAGCGTCTCCCGGCTGACGACCGGGGGACAGATGATCCTCTTGCCACGCTTGTCATGGATGGAAACGGCCAATGCCCCACCGCCAACCTTGCGATGAACCACTTTCCACCCTCGCGGCCTGTAACGCCTGACTATTTCCTCATACATAGCTTTTGCACCACGACATGGGCGGGGTTGAGGCATGAGCGCCTGCCACAGGAGAGCGATATCCGATGGTCCTTGAGGTTTTCATAGAACATTTCGGCAACGATACGAACAACGCGTCGGCCATTCTTCTTCCCGGTCTTCGGGTTCACGACAAGCATCTGCGCGTAGCCGTCAGGGAAGTGGCTCCCCTGCCAATACCAGCATGTCCCTTCGCGCTTGATATGCGGCTCGATGTATTGGAGCCATTCGCGCGGGATATCGCGGAGCGGAGTCGCCAGGTTAAGCAGGGGGCGTTTCTTGTTCACGGCCATGCTGGATTTTCCATACGATCTTGTCGAGACCCTCTGACGTGTACGGAATGAATTGTCGCACGAACGCAATCGGGTAGACAAGCTCTTTGTTGAGGGCGTCGCGAGGTTCTTGCAACGTCAGAAACTTTTTGCCGTCGAGGGCAACGAGGGCGAGATACCAGACGCGATCTCCCGCCTTGACAAGTTCGCGCATCACGGCCCGCTGTTCGGGTTCAAGGCGATACCCGGCAGGAAGCCCACGGACGGGGCATGGGAACGATTTCAATTCGACCCATCGCCCCGCGCCAAGGTAACGGTCGGGGACTCCTGCGCTCTGATCGCGCATATGGCGCGACCATATGCCATGTGCCTTGAGGGCGTCGCTGAAATTGCCCTCAAACGCCGTTTCACTCGTGATGCGATGGGCCTTTACGTCCCTGACCGTGAGAGTCATTGGAGTGTCGCCGTGGGGACGGCCCACGCCTCCTGATTCTCGGCAAGATAGCGGGCGGTCCCGATTGCGCAGTCGGCGCAATGGAGCGGATAATAGGTGTCGCGCTCAGCGGAATACCAGAGGACGGCAAAGTCGTTCCGAATGACCGTATCGGGCCCGAACATCATGAATCCGTCCGTCTTTATGGTGCTTTCGAGACACACGATATGCGACAGGAATGCCCACTCCGGTTTCATGTTGCCATACATCGGGATGCGATGCTGGACATATTTACCGCCCCATTCATCAGGGAGAACTTCGGCCCGCGTGACGGCCCCCTGCCCCTCCCTTACGGAAATGATGAAGGCCGTTTGTCCGCTCGCCATCGTGCCGTAGATCATGAATTGTTCGCTCAAAGTTGCACCTGCCTTGGCACGATCTGCGTGCCGTCGTCGCTGATGGTGTAGGCGACATGATTGAGGTCAAGCGCGTGCTCGGCCTGCAATTCCTGCCACAGTTCGCGACTTTGCGTCTGCAATTCGGCAAGGCGGCTCTCTGCCTGATCTGTCACGGCCTTGACCCATTGCTGAATGGCCGTCTGCCTGTCCATGATGGAGCGGAATCGCCGTGTCTGCTCAGGGGTGATATTCACTGGTTTGGGAAGCATAATTATTCCTCAAGTTCAACGACTGTTGACAAAAATATCCATTTTCTTCCGTCTTCGATAATGTCCCCACGGAAGAAGAAGTCCTTCCCTTCGATGGGGCCGTCGATAACGTCCTCGAACAATTTATACTTGAAGCGGTTGATCGTGCAAGCGATTTCTCCCGTGTCGTCCTCAATAAAGAGATTCGCGAACTTGTTGTCCCTTTCAAGGCGTTGACCGTTCCTTTTCGCAAGGCGATCGGGGTCGTTCATATCCCTGACCTGACGGCGCATGATGCGTCCGACGAAAGCATAATTGCCCTTGTGGTCGGGGATGTCCTTGATACGCATGATAGGGCCGCGAAACCCCGACCTGGCGTAGGGGCGCTTGAAGCCCTCGGGATCGTCATAGAGGGCCTTGTACTTTTCGCCAAAATATGTGAGGTCGTGCCATGGCGTATTGAACGGCTTGGTGATCTTGATTCGCTGAGATTCGGTCAGCCCTGACAGCCACCCTTCCGTGTCAGCCGTGCGCTTGGCGAGCAGGGCGGACGCCGTTCTCGCCCCGATCCCTCGAACGCTGTCGAAGCCTCCATACAGCTTTCCATCGACGATGGCCCACGTTGCCATGGACTTGTTGTAATCGAACGGGACATATTCATAGCCTTCTTCGATCAGTTCGCGCAGCATGTTCTTGGCCCCGTCGTCGTCGGCTGCGTGCCTCAACTGCGCCGTGGCAAACTCAAGCGGGTAATGAAGCTTGAGATAGGCGCTGATAAAGGAAATCATCGAGTACGAAACGGCATGCGAGAAGTTGAACGCATACGACCCGAAGTCGCAAATCTCGTCCCACAATTCAGCCGCACGTTCCCGCTCGGGAATATTATCGTCCATAGGCCCCGAATCCGGGGCATTTGTTCCCGTACGGGAAAAATATGCCGTCGCGCCCTCGACGAACATCTCGCGGTAGGCGCGGAGCTTCTCGATATCCTTCTTGCCGACAGCACGGCGCATGCCATTGACTTCTGGCTCCGGGAACCCCGCGATATCGCGGGCGATGGCCATGAACTGCTCCTGATAGACGATATTGCCATAGGTCGATTCAAGCGAGGGATGCAGAAATTCTTCCACGGCCTCGCCGTTGCGTGCCCTGATCCATGCAGCGGCTGCCCCGCCGACAAGAGGCCCAGGACGCGCGAGAGACGTGATGGCGCACAGGTCGTCGAATCTGTCGATCTTGACCTGTCTGAGCAGTTCTCGAACGGCAGGGCCTTCAAACTGGAAAATCCCCGTCATGCGGTCAGCGTTGAAGATTCGCTCATAGACCCCCTGATCCTGCCAATCGAGGGTGTACAGGGTTTTTGTATCGACCCCGGCCAGGTCGCACGTTTCCTGTATGACGCTGAGAGTCCGCAGGCCGAGGGCATCCATCTTGACGAGACCGAGACTCTCGGCGGATTTCATGTCCATCTGAATGACACCTGCCTTGTCAACGGACCCGTATCGGGTGACAGGCTCATTGGTCACGCAGACACCGGCAGCATGGACGCCATGATGTCGCGGATGGCCATCTATCAACTCGGCCAATCTCATATCTGTGTGTTTTTCAAGCAGGGGTTTCACTTCTTCGTATTCAAAAACATCTTTCAGCTTGATGGTTACCCCCTGCCCTGCGCCCTCGGTCCATTTCCCGATTTCACGCGCCACGTCAAAGGGAACCCCTGTCGCGCGGGCCGTGTCGTTGAGGGCCGACTTCCCCTTGAACTCGGTAATCGTTCCAAGGCGGGCAACGCGGTCAGCGCCATATTGAAGGCGCAGGTACTCGAAGACTTCTTCGCGACGAGTGTCGGGGAAGTCGAGGTCTATATCCGGGAGATCAGGGCGGGCGATGTCGATGAACCGCTCAAACATTGTCCCGAACCGGATCGGATCAACCGCCGTGATGCCAAGGAAATAGCATAGGAGTGACCCTCCGGCGCTGCCTCGACCTGGGCCAACCAGCATGCGGGGTTTCGCCCACGATACGAGGTCGTTCACGAACAGGAAATAGTTCTCGAAGTTCTTCTCCCGGATCACGCGCAGTTCATGTTCCAGCCTGTTTGCATAGTCACGCTGCATGTTCAGGTCGATTCCAAGGCTGGCCGCACCCGCTCGCGCCAGAGCTTCAAGGTCGCCGTCCATCTCGATGATGGAGCCGTGCGCAAGCTCAGCCACGCATGACTTTGCGATCTTCATGAAGTCGATGTCAACGTCGGGAAAGTGGCTTTTGACTTCCCGGTCACGCAGGAGCGGGAGCCCGTCCCCTGGCTGATTCCCTATTGTCGTAACCAGCTTGAATCCTGCCCTGTGCTGCGGCGATGGGAAGGCCGGGGCATATGGCAGGAAGGGGTATTTACTGGCGTATCGGGAATGTCTTGGCAGGAGGTCGTTCACGATGACAACGCAATCGCGTAGCTCTGCGACCTGCCCCCATGTCAGCCGTGGACGGTAGAAGGTTTGCTGATGCGCAAGCGTCACGGCTCCATACATTTCAGCCGTGCTTTTCTTTGCGATCAATGTCACGCTGGAATAGCTGGAATCTTTTGACAATCCATCCGTCACGGCAAGCGAAACGCCGAAAAGCAGTTTGACCTTGCTGCCCTTGAAGGCATCGGCAAAGGGCTTGTGGCCCCACGTCCCGCCCCAATCTGCGACGCAAAAGTGCGTCACGCCGATTTCCTCGCAACGCTCACGCCATTCCTCGGGCTTTCCGAAGCCACGCATGAATGAGAAGGCGGTCCTCGCCCCAAGACATACGGTCACGCGATCTTCCTCCACAGGTCAACGGTCGCAGAGATATCCTCTATGGCCCCATGAGCCCCTTCGAGGGGCTTGCCGAAAACCTCCTTGTAGGCGTTGCCAAGTTTCCATTTGTCGTGGCTCTTGCCTGTAACCTGACCGAGATGGGCTGACACAAGCTTCATCACGTCGATGTCGTTCGGCGGCCACGGGAAATTCTTTTCTGCGCCATAGCGAAGAAGCTGGAACCACAGAACGTCCTTGTCGAACGGCGAATTATATCCGCCCCATGCAGACGACCCGAGAACGAACTTGGAAAAGGCAGGGAGGAACTCGAACAGGGATGGAGCATCCTTCACCATCTCCGAAGAAATGCCATGCACTTTCGCAGCGCCGTCGTCAATCTTCATTTCGGGATTGACAAGCTGGCTGATCCGCCCCGTCTCTTTCCCGTCGCCATCAATGCGGATGGCCCCGATCTGGACGACGCCAGGCTGCACCATCCAGTCATTGCTCCCATGCCTCAGCAGGCCCGTGGTCTCAAAATCAATGAATACGATGTCCATCACACTTTCCTTTCGATCTCGTTCCCCTTTCGGGCCTCGATGACGTTCTGCTCGATAAGCAACTCTACCAGAGCCATAGCGTTCCATGCCTCCATGACGGCATGTGCCAGACCGCTTTCTTCGTCATAAGTGCTATCGGCGAGCATGTGCCGGACCTTTGCGTCTGCGTACCTGTCAAGGGCGTTGGGGACATCGCGCCAGCCGCCCCATGATCCATATTTGCGAAAGCCGTATTCCGAAACCATCGCCACGGCCAATATGGCACGCGGAAAGTAACGCATAAACCCCATATTGACAGGGACCTTGCCAGAGTCAAACTTTTTTCCCATTTCAGCCTCCAAAAAAATGTGTCATGAAGTTTTCAGTGTGCGGCATGAGCACCACGCACTGTTTTTTTGCCCGCGTCAGGGACACATAGGCAAGCCTTGTCTCTGTCGCGGTGTGCAGGTTCTTGCGGACTGTCGCGTTGCATTCGGGCGAAATAACGACAAGATCGGCCTCCCTGCCTTTCGCCGAGTGCATCGTGGAGATGTGAATCCTTGGCTCATCGGCCCCGACGCGCTCAAGAATACGATAACGCTGCGCTCTCTTGTCGTCGCCGCGCCCGAGGAACGTCGCCCAATTCTTCATCCCGAAGTTTATGTCCAGCATGGAGGCGTCTATTTTCTGACGCCTGTCGCAATCGCGCATTGCCTTGTCGCTACGGCCAAAGGCGAGAAGAAGCGCCCCTGCCTGTTTTGGCGTTACGGTCTGTCCGGCTTTCAAGGCCGTGAAGATGCGGACGATGCGGGCCTCTTTCCATTGGGAGGGCGACTCGCCATGCAGGGAGTGCGGGATATAAACAGCGTTGAGATCGTCGCTGAAACGCCTGGCTACGGCCCTGTGCCTGCACAGGACCATGATCGACTCATATTTCTCGATCCACGCAGCCCACGGAAGCGACATCGGCTCATGTCCCATGCGGTTTATCTGGCCCGGCGAATCCTTCCATTTTATGTCCTTTTCCTTGCGGTGAGGAATGCGCGACACAACCCTTGTCGCCTGTACGCCTATATCGTGTGGGACGCGCCACGATTGGCTCAGGACTTCTTCTTCGTCGCAATCGTGATCTAGAAATCCGTACTCTGACGATCCGAGGAAATTGAAAATTGCCTGATCGTCGTCGCCGGCCATGTAAATGCGAGCGCAATTTTTCGCCATCTTGTGAAAGACCTGCCATTGCAGGGCGGACAGGTCTTGCGCCTCGTCAAGGAAAATAACGTCGCATGGCAACGGGTCGCCGTGGTCAAGGTATTCCGTGAGCATGTCTGTGAAGTCGAACCTTGCGACGGATTGCTTGTAGGCGGCCCATTTTTCTTCAAAATAAAGGACGCGAGCCATAGGGACGCCAACATTGCGGCAGATTTCTTCAAGCGGACTGCCTGTTGCCAGTGCAAGATTGTGGGCATGGAGGGCCAGATTGAACGCTCCGGAGATATCGTCCTCCACTTCACGCGGAGAGATTCTCATCCCTGTCTGGCGTGAAAACTGGCGATAGTCGCCATGGTCAATGATGGCCCCTGCCATCGAAAGCCGTCTGGCACATGCGCCATGGATGGTCCGGAACCATTGAACGTCTTTCTCTCCGGCATTCATCCTCTCGCGGATGACTTCGGCAGCCGAACGGGAAAACGAAAGATACCCGATCCTGTCGAGAGGGACGCCACCGCGCACTTCTTCCTCGACCATCGCCATGAGGCGGGTCGTCTTGCCTGTGCCAGGGGGGCCGAAAAGCTTCTTTATCCACGCCATGTCAATTCCCTGAAACGCGCCATGAACTCCGAATAGGCCCTGCGGTGATTCCACGCGTTGATATCAACGCCCAGGCCGACAACAGGGATATTGAAGCTCGCCCAATCGTCTGATTCGTCGGCCTTCAATTGATCCTTTTCGTCCCTGACGATCCGCCTGTCATATTCGTGGATGACATCGGGCCATCCCCACGGAAGGTTGAACTTCTCGCTGATGAGCTTCTCGATCCCCAATTCAATCGGCTTGAGGCTGAACCCAAGGTCGTCAAGGGCGTTCTTTATCGGCTTGATGATGTCGCCGATATAGCACTCTGACGCGTCATGCAGGAGGCCGGTGAGGACAGTCGCATGGGGATAGCCGTCGCGCTCAAGGGCCAGCGACAGGAGCACGCTGTGCTCCGCCACAGAATAGAAATCGTCAACGTGGCCATTGTAGCGGCATTGCTTCGACAGGGAATGAGCTATGTCCGCGATGTCGATATCGTCGAGAGTCATGTCGAGCGGGAAAACCTTCCGCCTCGTATGCGTCAGCATCCAGTTCTTGCTCATTTTTCCAGTCCCTTGTCGGGGTTGAACCACGCGGCTCCACGCAGGAGGAAGCGCCAGACTTTTATCTTCCTGCCGTCTACGGTTACTTCGTCCTCGATGGTGCCATTGTCGCGCATGTAAATCCACGTATCGTTACGGGGGATTTTAAGCTGGCGGTCGATACGCGCCATGAAATGGTCGCCGACGAAAAGGATATCGGAGCCATTATAGAATGGCTGCTTCGCCTTGATGGCGTCAGACATGGTCGTCATCATGGCATATTCGCAGAACTCCTTGAAGGCCATGAAAACGCGCTCACGCATCGAGGTATCCGACGCGCCGGTTATCTCCATCGTTGATATCCGTTCGCCCATGATTTCCAGCCATTCATGCTGCTTCATGGCGGGGATGAGGCGGTTGATGGAACGAAAGGCAGCCTTGCGGAACGCCTCATAGTGATAAAGCTGGTCGATGTTGCACTGGAAACGGACTCCGTCGATGGTCACGAGATAGATCGGATTCTCCCCCTCGATCTTCTCAATGAAGTCAATCAGGAGATCGCTACTCTTGCCGATCCCATATTCGCGCTTTGAGCATTCGCCCTTGTCGCAGATCGTCTGGAAGCGCGAACAAAGATATTGATATTCCTTGCGCCCGACGCTGCGAATGATGTCTCGCATTTCCTCACGCCCGAGCCTGGGGCTGACATTGTTTTCGTTGAAGTCCTCTACCTTGTCTTGCCAGTCGTCGGGGAATGCCCGCTTCGCATAGACGCCGAAATGCATGATCGCATCATTGCGTGATCCTTCTTCGACGCCATCGGCAAGCATTGTCTCGATGCAGGGAGGCATGGAAGGGCGGCCAGCCTTGACGCTTTCGCGCTGCTTGATCCGCAAATCTGACGGGTGAACGATATGATCGTTCGCATACTCGATGAACGCATCGAACGAAAGTTCATTCTCTCCGTCTGGAACGCATTTGCACGCATCGCCAAAATAGGGAAGGTTGACCCACGACCCGGTGTCGTTGGTCTGAATGGCGCTCTGCTTCGGGAATATCTCGACGTGTTCGCGCGGCAAGGAAAGCTTCGACTGGAAACTCTCTGCGATGCGCCGCGCCTCGACGGCGCTGATGGGGTCGCTCAGGAAGCACCATAGATGCGCCCCTCCCGACTTGCTGCGGGTCTGAACGAGAGGAAGGCCGGCCTCCCTGATGGCCTTTGCGAGGTCGGCATGAAGACCGGCCTCCTGATAGAAATCAACGTCGATGACGAACCACGTAACCGTGCCATCCTTGCGGATCGGCACAATCCCAAGCCGGGTCTCGCCCCTGTTATGGGCGTCGTACAAGGCTTGCGTGACACGTTCTTTTCTGGTGGAGGCGCGAGCCGTGCGCTTGCCCCTGTCTGAGGGCTTCGCTCCGCTCACGTCTCCGTACCAGCCATAAACGTCATCGCGGCCTTGAAAAAGGGACGCGAAGCTTTTCATGGATTACAAGCGCCCGTCGTGGTCATCATCGGAATGGTCAACGGAGAAGTTTGCATTCAGGAATCCTTCCGCCATTGATCTGAAAACCGGGAACTCGTCTTTTGCCACGAAGCCGGCCGGCTTGATGGCGAAGTTCTTGAACGCCCCCTTGTCGTTCTTTTCGTCCACGGTCGAAATCGTGAACACTCGCGCAAAGATGGGGATATTTCCGCCGAGCTTGAGCAGGGCGTTGAAGTCCTTTGCCTTCTTTGCGCCAGAACGGGAAAGGGACAGGGCGGCAACCAGATTCCCATGCGTCGGGAGAGCGACGACGAAATTGTGATGCGCCGTGGCGGCGATCCCGCTATCCTTGTCGCCGGGGATTTCCGAGCCCCAATCGGCAAGGCCGTCCTCGTCGATATACTTGCCGGTCTTCCACTTCACCTTGACCTTGCCGCCGACCTTCACGTCGAAAGACGTATTCGGCTTGTCCCATGCGTATCGCGTCCCGTCCTTCGTTGAGACGGGCTTGGCGCGGGCGAGAATGCCACCGCCGTCTTCACGCGGGTTCCAGAGGATATATTCCTTGCTGCGTGCGAGCAGAACGAACGGCAACTTGTCATTGGGGCCGACAAGAACGTCGCCGGAGACATTGAGGAACAGGGCTCCCTCGGGGATGTCGCCGGACTTGACTTCTTCGCTCATGGACTGGCCGATCTTGATGCGGGGAATCGTGATATCATCGCTCTCGATACCCTCGGTTCCGGTCGGGCCCTTGTAGTCGGAAAGGTATGAGGGGAAGTCCTCAACCTTCGCGACGGCAGTCGATTTCGTAACAGCTTTCTTGACCATTTTCAGTCTCCTGGTTAATGACCCGTATACGGGTCAGGCTTTCCTTAGAGCGGCAGTCGGGATGAATGTCGCCTTGAGGAAATCGGGGAGAGGATTGCCCTCGGTCATCTGTTCCTTGGCGAACGCCGTAAGCGTCTGCGGGAAGACCCAATCCTTCACAATGTCGTCGTGCCCGTTCTCGCGAAGCCAGTCATACAGCTTCTCGCGATCATCAGCCAGCACAGAGACATAAATCTTGTTCTGCAAAAACACAGTTCCGACTCCATCGACCCTGAAAGATTCGATGTCGGCGTCTTCCATCGCTCTTGGAAGTTCGTTCTCGGCAATAGTCTTGATCTGCTCGTTGACATCCTTGAGACTGTCTTCAAGTTCGTTCTTTCTGGCCTTGAGGTCACTGAGCGACCTGGCAAATTCAGTGAGCTTGTTGTTCGACATTTTTACTCTCCTAGTGTGGCCATCAGCCCAATGTTGGCGATGACATACCCAACGAGGACGAACGCCCCCGCCACATTCCCTTGATAAAAGCACATACCAGCCTGAACGGCATAAAGCAAGCTGATAATTATCATCGGAGCGACACTCATAGCCAAGACCTGATGCCGTCTCTCATGATCTGATCGCTCACCTTCCGGTTGCTGCGCAGCGTAGCCACAAGCTTGACATCGACAGTGCCAGGGCATATCACGTCGTAATAGGTAATTCTCTCGTGGATTTCAGAGCCGATCCTGTGATTCCTGTCGTCGGCCTGCTGGCGCTTCTCGGTATCGAACGAATTGGAGACGTGGATCACCGTGTCGGCAACCTTGAACTCGTCGATGCCGATTCCTCCGGTGTCCGTGTTGCCGAGAAGAACCTTTCTGTCTCCCTTGAAGAAGTCCTTGCGGATGCGTATGCGCTCCCGCTCCGGTACGCCGCCATGGAACTCATGGAAGCTTATCCCATTGGCAGTCAGGAGCCTTGCCATCGCCTTTATTTCTGGAATAAATCGGCACCATACAACCACCTGACCGGGGGCATTCTCGATGATATCGAGCGCATCAAGAAGCTTCGGGTTTCTTTCAGGTGGGATGATTTCGATGATCTTGTCGCCGTCCGTCATGTATCCGCCAACGATCTGTTGAAGGCGGAGCATTTGAGTCAGCGCGATGGTCGCCGTCACCTCGTTATTGCCGATCTCGGCATAAAATTCTTCCCGCATCGTCTTGTATGCGGCTTCCTGCTCCGGCGTCATGTTCACGCGGTGCTTGATATAGACCTGCTCGGGAAGGTCGAGGCAGTCCTTCTTGAGCTTCCTGTATGACCATCTGGCGATGCGATCCGACAGTTCGTCGAGATTCTTGTAGCTGAGAATCTGCCTGCCTTGAAACCCGCCCATGATGGAATAATGACTGCGAAAGGCGTAGAACGACTTGAAGCCTATCGCGTCCTTGTGGAGAAATTTCCCCTGACTGTAAATCTTCATTGGAGACTTGATGATCGGCGTGCCGCTGAGGATGCGGGCCATCTTGCATCTGTCGCGCAGCTTGATGGCGAGCTTCGTGCGCCGTGCGCCGGGAGACCCAAGGCGCGTGCTTTCGTCGGCTCCGATCATGACCGAAAATTGCATACAAAATTCGGACAGAAACTCATAGAACCGAGGGACGAGCAGGGACTCGTAATTGATCGAGAGAATGACAAGCTTGCCCTCCGGGGCGTTGATCTTCTTCTCGAACTCTTTCCACTCTCTCTTGTCCTTGCCGGTCGGGGCAGAAGTCCATACGCCCTTGATGACGTTTTCATCACCGATATGCTTTGTTACCTCGTCCATTTCCCCATCTTCAAGCATATGTGGCCATGCCACCCAATTCGTCTTTACCGAGTTGGGCGAGATCACGATCAGGGCGTTGATCCTGTTCTTGACGAAACAGTTATAGGCCGCGTCCTTGAGCAGCATGCGCGACTTGCCGGTCCCCGGCTCGCAGAAATACGCAAAATATTCGCGATCCTTCGCAAGCTCGAAGGCTTCTGTCTGATGCGCCTTGTCCCTAAAGTTCGCCACGGCCTTTCAATCGCTCCCTGAGATAGTCAACGTATTCATCCTGAGAGTCGAAGTCAGGGTGAATCATGCTCGATGATACATCGACACGCTTCCGTCTGCTTTTCTTCTTGTTGGGGTCAGACTTTTCCATTGAACATTCTTTGCTCTGCCAGGCGTCGCCTTGTGAGGCCATTCAGGACAACCCCTCCCTGCTTGTTCCACCTGGGGAACTCTGCTGACGCGCCCTTGATATCGTTCGCGTTCAGCTTGTGCAACAGGGTGCAATCCCTTAGCCCGATGTTATAGAAGAAGGATACGAGGGCGTCAAACTGATTTTGCGTGATATCGACCTTGACCATGCGGTTCACGCCGGCCTCGAAATATTTCAGGTCCACGGCGAAAAGGCTGTCGGCCTGGGCCTGAGAGATTTGCATCCCCTCATGCACTTCCGGCCCCGTATGGCCCCACCCGATGGTCCACCTGTCCTTTGGCGTCGGCTTGTACGCCTTGAGACGGCATTGCTCATATCCCTTTATGAACGCGATGCCCTCAGGCGATGTCGTCATTTCGTCCATGATACCCACTGAGCGCTATCCTTGTTTTTGCGTTCGTCAAGATGCACGGGCATCTGGAATGTAATCCCGTGCTTCGGATGCGTGATCCAGAGCGCTTGCTGTGGAATCTCGAAGCCGAAGTTGTTCTGATAGGCATATTCGTCGTAGCCCTTGAGTGATCCATTGACGACAAGCCGGGTCAACTGGATAAGTTGATGCCAGTGCCCCATTATCATCGTATCATATTCCATGTCGATCTGGCCGTTGCGAGAACGCTTCTTGTGGTCCCCGCGCGTGATCGGGCCAAGAGCGCCGATCATGCTGTCGCCACCACGGAACTGATCGCCATGGGTCAGAAGATATCTGTGATGATATACGCGATAAAGCGCGTCGGACCCGTCCGGGATCATGAAGGTCACGCGTGGCTCGCCCTGATAATGTCTGGCGAGAAGCATGTATAGCAGCCAGTCGAAGTTGGTCGGATTGCGCTGCTTCATCTGAATCTTGCGCGTGTTGCGGCCATGATTGCCGGAAACGCAGGGGACGAAGATTTTCGGGAAATGATTCAGAAGCTCGTCGATCATCCAGATTATCGCCCCGAAAAGGTCGATGACCGTTGGCATGATGGGGGCGTCGTTTGTCGCCGTCAGTTCTTCGTGGATGTCACCCGTAACCATATCGCCGCCAAGGGCCAGGATGAAGCCTTCATACTTCGGATTGGCGAAACAATCCTTGAGCAGGAAGACCGTCGTCTCCACAAGATTCCTCACGCGGGCGCGGGCGATCTCCATATTGTACTGATTGACGAAATTGATTTCAGAGGGGGCGACAACTTCGCCCCAATGCCAATCGGAGCAAAACAGGGTCGGGATTCCGATGGATGATGGGTCGCGCCGCTTTATGAGCCACTTCGGCGTTTCTACCGGCTCGTTGGCAAGGTTGAAGATGTAGCGGCGTATCGCTGCGGCTGAAATGTTGACCCTTTCCATTTCGCGCAGTTGGCGCTCAACGTCCTTAAGCTGCGCCTTGAGATCGACGCCGCTTGCATCGGCGGTAGGCATTTCCTTTTCTGCCCATGCCTTGCCCTCGTCTGTCGCGAGCCACGCTTGCGCCTTGCGCAGGCGGACCTGATATCCGCTGCGCGATATCCCTGCAAGGTCGGCGGCGACAATCTGATTGTGCTTTGAGTCGCGCCACTGGATCAGTGTTTCCTTGTGGTTATTCATTGGCAATTCTCCCGAACATACCTGACGGTATCGTTTTTCCTGTCGGCCAGCTTCCTGTACTCGCCGCGCTCAATGCGCCATATCCTGAGGGCCTCTGAAAGGCTTACATCATTTTCCGGCAGGGGGGAAATCTTTTCTTCGATGGCGAGATCGGACGGGAGCAGGCAGGGCGTTCCGACCTGCGCACACCCTGCCACGAAAAGGATAAGGACACATGCGAGCCTGCTCATTCTGCGACCTCGTTCATCATCTTGAAAAAGCTGGCAGGCACATTGCAGCCCTGCCCGGCGTCGATCTTCCCGATATCGGATTCTGTCTTTTCATCGACGGCCATTTCGCGCTCATGACGCTTGCCGGTGTCTTTCACGCCAGCGTCATATTGCCTTACGATGCTTTTCGTAACTGCCTCCGCCTTCTTGTCCTGGTTTCCGATAAGGCGGGAAATAGTCAGGCTATTCGCCAACGCGACTCCCAGGAGCAGGGCTATCGCCAGACTCCACGCGGGCACTGTCTTCTTGGCTACCCAGGCGCCAATACCAGCCAACCACCCCAAAGAGACCTCCTATATACGGAATAAGGAAAACGCTCATCTCGCTTACGCGAGAAGCAAGGCTGTCAGAAGAAATCCCAAGAACAAAAGCTGCGGTGCCAGTGGCGATAGAAGCCATGAATGCAGATACTGCCATTTTGCGGCGTACCTGTTTCCTGTTTTGCGCCATCTCATTGCGACCCCACCAATGCCTTGATCCCAAGCCACAAGGCACCGAAGAATCCCGTGGTAAGGACGGTAATTGCCGTTATGAACGTAACCGATGCCGCCTTCTCTGTCGAGAGCCGCCAGCGGCGGATATGGCGCATGTCGGCAGGGGTGTCATGATCGAATCCAAGCCGATCGAACGCGCTTTCAATGGCGCGTTCTACAATCATCTGGACCTGGTCTTCTGAAAGCTCTGACATCATGAACCTATTGTAGTCGAAAATCACGTTGTTGGAAAGATTCTGTCGATATAAGAAACGGGGAACGTACGGATGCCATGGACAGGGAATGTCCGCCATACGTCGCCCCCTGTCAACAACGGAGGGGTGCTCCCCGTGCTGCTGACGATGGTAGCGGAACTTGCATAGACAAGAGCGCCAAGCATCCCCTTGTCCATCGTGTTGACGGAAACATATCCGCCAAGAAAGCCAATCATAATGCGTATGGCTCCCCGAACATGACGCGCCCATCGAGCCCCTGCCCGCTGCTCGCTTGCAGGAAATTGCCGGGGTGCAAATCAAAAGGAACCTGCGACGCTGTTTCGATTGGCGAAAAGACGCAGGTCCACAGGTAGGCGCTACCGGCTGACGCCCCTGTCCAGAGGGCGGGAGTCCCCGGCATGATGTCGGCGCTGTTGCAGATGCGCGTATTGGAGCCGGGCGACAGGAGGTGCGCCCGGAGCATCCCGGAGGTCAGCGAGTACGCGCTGACGATATAAACCGGGACAACGACATTGAGGGGTGTTCCGCTTGTCACGTCGAAATATTTCCTGATGGTCGGGAAGGCATCCCGCGCGTCATGGTAGCGTTGGGCACTGGCGACGATGCTGCTGACCTCGAACACGGTCGCGGCCTTGCCATCGTGCAGGACAGAAGACACATAGCTGTCCATGTTGCCGTTGCCACCGATGATTCGCGGCCCGCCGCCATAGTAATCGTCAACGCGGATGGCTGCGCAGTAGTCAACGCCGAGGCTGCCTATACCGAGATTAGGCTGAACGCCGGTCACGCGCTCGATCCACCTTAAATATGTTTGGCCGGTTGTTTCCTGGGGATTTCTTACATGCGGGCTGACGAAATACCCGATGCTGTTCGACTGCATCTCAAGCAGTCCGATATGAGTCGCCGGAGTGGCCTCGGTGCTGACAAGGCCGAAAGGGGCCGAACTCATGGAATGGATAACGACATGCCGAGCCGCGATACTAGGCGGGAAAGGAACGGTCGCGATGACATTGCCGACGCTGGAAATGAACGTCACTTTTCCGCATAGGGCGTTCAATGTATCTGTTGTCCCATATGTATGAGGGCCATTATTCCCGAGAAAGACGATATTGTCGAGAACGCGGTCCTCTGCCGCCCCATGCAGACTTGACCACTGATTCGTGGCAGCGCCACCCGTATTGGCAAGGCAGAAGTTATAGACACCGCCGCCCCTTGGCAGGAGAATGCCTCGGCCATTTGCGTTCGATGTCGTCAGAAGCGGCATCTTGTATCCGTACACTGAATAAACATTCGTGGCGGGGAGATCGCTGTCCCATCCGGCGGAAACGGCTGACAACGGGCGGATGGCATGAAATGGATCGCCAGGCTGCGGCCATCCGACGATATTGGCCCAACGCGTAAATCCGTCAATCGCCCAAGCCGGGCCAAGCTGCTGCGAACTGGTAAGGAACTCGTTGTGCGTATTGCGCACCCATGCCGTATCCCCCGGAGCGAAGGGAACGCTCAGGATGCTCGTAAAGGCGTCTGCGGGGCTAGTACCGTTATTCGCGCCAGTCGCCGAAGCGTCAACATAATAATCGGCCATTTATTTCATCCTGTCGAAAATCATTTTCAGGGAAACTGTGGAATCCGAGCTTACCGTGATCGTACCGAATATGAGTCCGCTCAAGGTGCCGACCTCGGTGTTCTCGTAAGGCCAGCCTGCGCGGTCGAGGATTGTCGCAAGGCCACCGCTGACCGTTTCATAGAGGCGTTCCGATCCAACGCGGGCAGAACCGGAATGGAACGCGATGGTAACGAGGCTGCTGCCGATGGCGTTGACTTCGCGGACCCATCCATATTTGCCGGCGTCAAGCTCAAACAGATGTTGCGACCCGACGACCGCATCGACCGTCACGACTCTTGTAATCTGCTCTCTGGCCGTATCTTCCATGAACGGGTTGAAATAGACGCCCCATCCCCCGACACCAATCCCTACGCGCCGACTGGCGGCAGAGTATGAGCCGACAAGGTAGCCAGCAGGAGACACGAACATATCCTGTCCGGGAACGGCAGGAGAGTTTATGCCAAGAGACCGGACGATTCCGGTCATGAGGGCCTGCATGGTCTCGCCGGAATTGTGGGCCGTGAAGGCATAGGCGCTGGCGCGGATGTCGAGAGACGCCGGATCGAACGGGACGAAAAAATTTCCGCTGGATATCCAGAGGGCCATCCCCGTAGAGACATTTGTGCCGGCAATGCCGCTCACATGATAGCCTCGCTCAAGCAACGTGAAATTGGCGTTGAGTCCGCTATCCCAATCTGCCTGACCGGAAGTTTGAAGCTCAAGCTTGTTGTCGTTGGATATTGGCATGTCAGAACAGTTCCACAATGCATGTTTCGCTACGGAGGGAATCGCCGTAAGAGTTGTGAGGGGTCATCTTGACAGCGAAATTTCCACTCCACAAGCCGAAGTCAGACGAGTTGGCCTCCCGCTGATAAGTCCAGAACCCGGTATTGACCGTCACGCACCTTACCACACTTTGCATATCGGAAGAAAGAACCTCCACGCGATATGTCACGTCGAGGGTGTCGTCGGTGAAATGGCCGTAGCCGCTGGCCCCATTCCCGCCATGGCCGAACCCTTCGAGACGGGATGCGTCGCTCCACTTGAATGTCACATCGCAGCCGCCAGAAACGACAGATGTGCGGCCAATTGCCGGTGACGATGGCGAATGGATGACAGGGCTGTCAACGTATGCCGAAACGCGCGGCGGAAGCTGCGGACGCCAATACGTGCCTTGCACGACCCAACTTTTACCCTCGATCGAGGAAATATCATACCCCTGCCCCTGAAAGTTGTACGGGACGATCTTGTAGAACATTGTCGTTCCGATCTTGTCCTCGTTGATGGGGACCGTGAACATGCCGCCTCCGTGCTTATGGAAATAAGCACCTGGGCTATGGGCCTGAACAACGGTGCCTCCCCATCCGCGAAACACCTTGTCGGCGCGATAGTGATTCTGGCCCATCAGCGTCAGACCCTCGACAGCCAGCGCCTCAGAACCGGCGATGAAGACGCCAGCGCCAATGGCGCGACCGGACTGACTCACGTCGTCGAGCGCGTGAGTCTGCGCGAATGTCGAGCCGCTACCGGGCATCAGATAGAAATGGACGTACTGGACAACATCGACATTGGCCGGCAGGCCATCCTTGAACGCCCCCGATATGATATAAGGCGTCTGATCCTTGACGAGGGCATAGGTTATGTCGTCGGGCGACAGATACAGCCGCGCCCCCATGGTCGTCATGGCCTGGTTATAGCCGAAAAAAATATTCCCGTTCGCCGCATTGAACTCTTTTGGAAGCTCATAGGCGCGGAAGTCGAGCGGGGGCAGGGCTTCATCAGAAATCCCACGCGGCGGAGCAGGCTGTTGCGCATTATATGCGGGCAGGGAGCCTGTCGAAAAATAAGGAATCTCTGCAACGGCCTTGACCTGAAAACGGCCCGGCTTCGATTCCTTCCAGTTGACGATGCGGATTCGCTTGCCGAGGGACAGGTCTTCATGGAAGCTATCGACGAGAGTCACCACGTCGCCTGGTTCGAGGTCGTGATCCTTGAATCCGAGCGCAAAGTCATACACGTCGCGACCATAGAGATTCGCCCACAATGCCCGGTCTGCGATCTTGGCCGCTGTCGCCTCAGACATGACGAATTGCGGGGCGAACTCCTTGACGCGTCGGCCCGTGAGATCGACATCGACTTCATCGCTGACTTCGTAAATGTTCTGACGGTATGCCAAAGAGCGATCCAGATAATTCACCTTCACCGTGTTGAACGTGTCCTGACGTGCAGCGCGTGACACGGTAACAGGAGGCGATCCAGGCTCGTCAACGACAAGGTGGTGATTGTCGATGATGCGCGGGCTGCCATCTGGATTCGAGACCGGATCGGAAGACGTGGCCACGACGCCAAAGCGGATGGTTCCGCCGCTCTCCGTCAGAAAGCCACCATAAAGGGCGAGCAGGTCGTTGATGACGGAAAGGACAGGAGTCGGCCTGGTATAGGTCGTCGAGACAAGGATTTCTTCGTCAGCGCAATATTGGAGCGCTGCGGAATAGCTGTCCTGGTCGATATCCGAAACGGAGAATTGCGCACCGAAAACCGGACTCGTCAAAATCTGATAGACGATATATGGCGGGTATACGTCGTCCCCGCCGCCGATTGTGAGGGTGCCGAACCTTGACACGTAACGATAGTTTTTCGCAGACCCGCCAGATGTCATGAAGCCATGGACATGGACGGCGTTTGTCGCCTTGTCCCTGAAAACGGACAACATGAAATCACGGTAGCCATCCACAGGGTTAGGCGGCGGGATGCCGAGGTCGTCGTTCGTGTAAAGAAGCGCAGCCTGACTCGCCATGTAGGAAAATCTCTGGAGCCATGCGTTCCACGACATCAGCCGGATGCGCGCGAACATTCTTGTCCACGTCGATGAGCTTGTCTCATCACGGTACAGTTTGAAGAATGCGACGATATGACCGTCCTCGACGAACTTTTCCGTATAGACCTGAGGATAATAGCTGTCGTTTGCATTGCCAGCGTTTCCGAACAGGTCTTCATATTCGTCAGGCAACGGCATGTTTGCTTCAAACAGGTTGTTGATGACTTCCGGGCCGCTGAACGCCTCACCGGGATATTCGCCATTGTAAAAGTGGTCATATGCGACGACCATGCCGTCAGGATACGTTTCATAAAGGTCGCGGGCGAACTGGCAAATAGCGGCATTGCCGGAGCCGGGCTTGTGATATTCCATGTATGGCTTGTTGCGATAAAAGCATATCTTCGTTCCTTCGATGATAAACGGCCCCACGAGTTGCTTTGTCGGAAGGGTGAAGAAATAGCCATTATCCATCTCCGCCATGGACCCGCTTCCATCAGGGATGGTGAAGCGGTAAGGGAGATTGACGATAGGGACGGGGGATGACGCCGTATATGCGCCAGATACCATATCGGTCAGGGAGCCGACTCCGGGGATGACGCCGATTGCATGGCTTCCGCCGTCCCCGCCTGTATCCCCCAGGATGAAAACGAAATCTTCCGGCGATTTGTTGCCGCCGCTATCCGCGCAATAAAATCCGAAGCGTCCAAATGGCGGCACGGTAAACTGCTTCTGCACATGATCGACGGCGGAAACGGGGACGCCGCCATCTACGGGGACGTAGTAATAGAAGTCCTGGTTAATTGTGGTGGTGGTGTTTGTCGTAATGACAAGTATATATTCGCCGCCAGCGATTGGGGCGACAAGCATAAAATTGCCAAGCGGGGAAGCGAACTCTCCGATTTTTTCTCCTGTATTGGACATTACAATGCATTGGCCGCCTATAATGGAATAGTCCTGACCATAAATGTCTGTCCCCATGCTATACTTGCGCGGTTCGCCATTCTTCCCATCGCTATTCGGGTAAACGCCGACGAACTCGCTATTGCCGTCGATCTGAATCTTGCCAGGACCGATCTCGAACGAAAGCTGTGGGATTTGGCCAATGGACCCAAGGCTCAACTGCTGGAAGCCGACATAAGCTGTATTCGGCCAGCGGACGGGAGTCCCGGTCACATCTGCATAATGCGACCAATTATCGTAATACGGGGACGAATTGGCAGGGCCGCCGCTACCGAAAAACGCGTCGTCGAAATTCAGAAAGGCGGACCCCTTGCTTGTGTTGCCGATCTGATCGAACGTCCCGCCAGTATTTCCCGTCCCGGCGATAATCGCGGCAACAGTGTCGTATCCAAGCCTGTCAGCGCCAAGCCATCCGCCGAAGATATTATAAGGCTCAGGGACCATACCGATATGATAAAGAATGTCATAGCGGTATTCATACGATACCTGACTACCGCCGCCACCCATCTTGCCGCCACCACCAGAGCCACCTCCTTTGCCACCGCCGCCAGACGCAGACGTTTCATGCCTGATCGTCGTCCAGTTGTTCAGCCATACGATATTCGGGGACACCCGGTTTGTCCCGAACATGGTCTGTATCGTCGCGCCGCGCAACGACTGATTGATGCGCGGCATTTCTTCCGCACCCGGATCAAATGTCTGATTCGCCGCGTCCTGCGTTGCAGAATAAATCCATGAACCAATGAGCCAGCCAGCCGCGATGGCGGTCGTTGACCACGCAAAGGCCGCACCGCCAGCGAGGGCGAAAGCGGCAGGGATCGCGAGCATTGCCATTTATTTCTTCAGGTCGAAAGCCTTGATCGGCCTCGACTTCCCTTGTCCATAGACGAAAAAATTCATCCTGCTTTCTATCACATGACCGACCTGATTGCGACCCCACGCATGGATGAAGGTTCCGCGCGAAGTGCATAGCGCCGCATGACTCATGTTCCGGCCATACCTTACGAGAATTATCCCGCCGGGCACCGGCTTCTTGACTTCTTCGACGAACGGCATGATGAAGTCAAGATAGATTTCCTGCTCCTGATGGACGGCCCAATCCGGGGCGTAATCCTGCGGGAAGGGAGGCAGGGGGAGCAGGGGGGAGAATAGCTCATAGATAAGCCCGCCGCAGTCCACGCCGACGCCCTTGACGCGGCCCTTATGCTGATATGCGGTGCCGATCCATGTTCTGGCCTCAGCCTCGATCCATTCACGCCAGTCTTCTCGCATCAGAAGGCTTCCTCCTGAATTGGAATCTCCGGGAACCCAAGGAAATTCTGGACGTTATTATAGAGGGAATGACAGTCGTCTATTTTCCGCTTCTTGCATCCGGGATGGATATCGACGCCAAGATTGGCCATGGAGTTGATCGGCAGGGGATGCGAAAGGAACAGGGCGTCTCCGCTATGGCTGCGGATCGTCCTTATCTGCCCGCTGTTCACGCCATCGGTAACGACAAGCCTGCCAAAGTCGTAAGCCCCATTCTGGACGGACCCGGAGAGAATGCCGGACTGAACGAGAATGACGAGAGGGCTTGACGAACTGGCGTCGATAGACGAGGCCGGGATTTGAATCGTGATCGAGGACGTATCAAAGCCGCATCCGGCAGACCCGAACTTCCACGCGCAGCGGTCTTGATAGGTGTAGTACGGGAAACCGGCACCGAGACTGTTCCATTTGTTACGCGCCTGCCCGCTGACAAGCTGACGTGTATAGGTATAGTCGCCGAGCTTGCCATGATAGACCTCGATCCTGCCGAGGTCTGGCGTATCTGCAAAAACGCGCCCGACCTTGATCCCGGCCATGGCGATATCGTCATTCTCGATCAGCTTCGACAAAAGGTCTCCGGTGTTCGCGACAGAGAATCCGATGACGGAGACGCTGAGGTCTGACGCTTGCTCAAGCCCGGCGTCGGCAGTTCCGGGGAAAGGAGTATATCTGGTTTCCGCGCCGGAAAGAGTATAGGTGACTTCTTCGTTCGCGCTCGTCCAATACCACGACCCGAATTTTGTCTCCAATTCGATAAGCTCGATAAGATGGACATGATCTTCCTGTAGCCTGTGCCAAAATGCTGATGATACGACGCGCATCAATAGACCTCCCATATTGAAAGCTGCGCGTTGAATACGTTCCAGATCACAGCCGTTTCATTATAGTCTGCCATGAAGCGCACCTTTCTGAAATACTCCAACGAGTGAGCCGTCCAGACATCAATGGCGTCCTTTGTGTTTACCGTAAGAACGCCGGTGTCCTGATCGTAATTGAAGTTTGCGCCAAGGGCGACCCACCCGGAAAGAGTCGAGGACAGGGTGTTGATTGTCGTCGTATCGGCGCGGATCGAAAACGAGTTCGTGTCGAAAAGCTGTAGGGTCTGACCATTCGTGCTTATGCCAGAGCGCACGGCAACCACGGAAGACACGAAATAGTCGTAGGGGTCTTTCATGAGAAAGGGCTGTGCCTTCCCGCGCCTTGCGTTCCAGAAGTCAATGATCGTCCGCTGTTTTACTTCGGTGAAGTTCTGAAACGGGATCGTGTACCGATAGAGCGGGCGCAGGTATGTCGTCCTCGACTGGAATGCTCCGCTGTCGAACTGAACGTCGTCACCCTGCCAATAAGGAATGCGCTGCATTCCTGCCGGAAGCGGATTTACGGGCCAGATTTGCATCACCGATTCAACCCTTGATTCAAGTTGTTCCCTCTACGGAGGATCGTCGTTATGTCGCTCTTGTGCTTGAAAAGAAACTCTATCCCGGTCTGAGTGTCAATGGCGCTCAGGTACAGGTTGACAGGGCCGCCGTCATTTGCGCCAGTCGCGCGGACGCCGAGCTTGCCGCCAACGCGCTCAAGCGGCATGATGGCCTCAGACCCGGCCTCTCCTGCAAGGCCGAACAATGTAGGTCCGCCGATAATGCCGCCATTGGCGAACGGCTTCACCTTGATTGAGCCACTGAACACTCCGCCGTCAGCAAAACCGACCGCCGAACCGAGAACCTTCATTAGGAGCAATTTCGCGATATAGTCGGAAGCGGCCTTTGTCAGCGAGTTGAACAGGTCGAGGCCGACCTGCTTCCACGTTTTGGTGCCCGTGATAATCCCCTGGATAGCGCTGCCGAGAGAAGACTCTACGGCAGAGCCAACGCTTGTCCAAAGTTCCTTTTCAAGCGCAGCCTGTACCGAAAGCTCATTCATCGCGGTCCGCGTCGCATCGCCAAGCTGTTGCAGGGAATCGACCGTCATTTCGATAGAGGCACGCCGCTCAGGATCGGCAGTTTGAGTCAACTCGTTCTGCTTTTCCAGCAACTGACTCTGGATATCGTTTAGCTCGATCATCATCTGGCGGCGCTGATTATCTATGTCCAGCGCGAGCTTGCCGCCAGTCGTCCCCTGCGTGATGCCGAACATGATGTTATCGTTCATCTCGCGTTGAATGTCGAGAAGCTGCTGACGCATACGAAGCTGCTCGTTGCTTGATGTCAGCCTGAAAATATCCGTCTCGACAGCGTAAAGGGCCTTTGCCTTTGCGATAGCCTGTTCGCGCCCGACGTTTGTCGCCTCAATAAGCGAATGAATCTTTTTGATCTGCTCGCCTTGCGCCCCTGTAACCTCATTGAGGGCGATAGACTTGTCGAGAGCGTCCTGCAAGCGCTCGACATATGTCGTCGCCCTTTCATTGATACGCGCGATGCTTTGCGATAGCTCGTCGCTCTCGGCCCCTCTGCCGAAAACGTCAATAGCGAGGCTGAGCTTCGTGATGGTATCCTGAATGCCATCATTGAACTTCACGATTTCGCGGCTTGCGGCAAGGCCGACGTTTGCGCGGATTTCCGAGACGGTAGCATTGACAACGGCCATATTGCGTTGAAGCTCGTCCAATTCCTTTGCTTCGTTTGCCGTTAGCGTCCCCTTGGCGCTAAGCTCTTTGATGCGAGCCATTTCCGCACTGAACGCACCGGACAGCTTCCTTATCCTGTCTTCGCTCCTAGTCACGTCGTCAAGGAACGGGAGCAGGGCTCCATCGGCCCTGGCCCTCGTCCGTTCCAGCATTGTTTCGAGTTCGGAGAAGGCTTTTTGTGCGGCAGTCCCGAATCCATAATTAGGGTCGAGGGCCTTTACAGAATTGGCGAGCGCCCTTGTCCTTTCCTGTGTTTCGGATATCTCGTCCTGCATCCCGCGCAGGCCCATGCTGGCGGCAGTCGTTCCCTGCGAAAAGGCCGTAAGGTCTTCCGCAATCCCGCCAAAGATGCCCTTTGTCTGCATCTGCTCGATGAAGCCGCGCAATTCATCGTCGGAGAATACGCCTAGCTGGTTTGCGATTTCTGCAAGACCGGCAGCAACATACTTTGAAAGGCCGCCGATGATAGCGCCTATCGCAAACCCGGATTTGCCGAAGAAGAAACGACCGATGATTCCGCCCTCGATCATATCCTGCGGCATCGCGTTGATGACTGCCAATGCGCCACTGAAAAGAGCGACGAGCGCGGGGGCAAGATCGCTGACAGCCTTCAGCATTTTCTCGGAAGATGCTCGCAGGGCTTCGAGGACGTTGAAGAAGTTCTCTACGTCCGCCTCGTCGAGAGAGTCGATGAACAGCTTTACCTTGTCGGCGATGTCGTTGAATATGATCGCGATGCGAGCGCCAAAGGTCGTGCGTTCGATAAGGTCAGAGATGGCCTTGTTGAAAACGGAAACGACCCGCGTCATCGAGCCGCCGATTGTCGATGACATATTCTTTGCGAAATCGCCGAAGTATTTCTTTGAGGCGTCCGTGAAAAGCTGGACGGCTCGTTCGCCAGATACCATGCCGCGCGATACCTGCTGGATAAATTCAGCCGTTGACAGGCCAGCTTCATTAGCCATGAGGCGCAAGGCAGAGGGAACTTGTTCGCCAATCTGCTGACGCAGTTCTTCCATCTGCAAGGTGCCCTTGCCGATGACCTGCGAAAAGCCTATGAAAACGCGCTCAAGCTCTTGCGTTCCGCCTCCGAATGCCGCGACAGCATTGACGATGGCATCGGTCAGGTCGGAGACCTTCTTGAGTTCGAGGCCAGAAGAAGCGATGCGGACGAAACCGTCTGCGATCTTTGTAAGATCGAACGGAGCAGCGCCGAACTTTTCATTTAGAGAGCCGAAGACTTCGTTAGCCTTGCTTGCGCCGCCAACGACCCCCGCCAGGCGGATTTGAAGGGCTTGGAGAGCGCCAGCGGTTTCAAGGAACGACTGGCCAAGCTCGATTGATCGCTGCACAAGGACGCCGCCAACGACAGCCTGGAAAATGCGATAGTTTCTTGTGGCGTTCTTGGCGGCGTCGTCAAGACGCCTTACGTCGCGAGCGGCATTGTTCAAGCCTGGGCCAGACTTGTTCAGCGATGTGATGATGATCCCGAGGTCGATCTTGGTGGCCATGGCGAATCCCTTTTGCGCGACAGGGAATTATAGCAGGGTTATCGCTGTTTGGCACGGTCGAGGGCCAGCATCTCATTGAGCTTGCGGGCAATGACCTCAAGTGCAAACCAGAAATAGGCGTCCTGATCCATGATCGGAAGATCATTCGGGGTTCTGATGGCATGCCAGCCGCCATCGCCCGCCACAAAACAGCGGTTGAACCACATCATGTAAAAGCTGCAACTCCGCTGCTCGGTCATGAGGCTCGCTATCAAATGCGAAGCCATGGGCTCAGTACCAAACCGGGCAGCGGTTTCTAGTTTTTTACGTCAGATTCCTTTGGCGAGGAAATCTCTACGAGCTTCGCCAAAATTTCATTGGCGAGAGGCCAATACGGCATGAAGCTCAGGATAACCCCGATGTCAACGGGGCCTGACGAGTCAGAGAGATTGTTGACCGAAAGAACATATTTCGGAAGCACGTCTCCGACCTGACGAATCATGGATTGAATCTGGCTGATGTTCAGCTTCGTCGCATCGACCTCAGTCGCGCCATTCGTCTGATTGTGAAACTCATCAGCCACCAGAGAGCAATCGCCAACGCTCATTGGAGAAAGCATGACGTGGAACTGCTCTGATTCAGGCAACTTGTCGTTGCCGTCAAACTCGGGGACGAATTTGACTTCACGCGAAAAATTAAAACGCATTTAACCCTCCATGGTCACGATTCAATAGGTTGCCGTATAGGCGGCGCTGGACACGATATTCATCAGTTCGGCAGAAATCATGCCGTCCGCGTCGTCATACTCTGCCTTGGCAGTAAACGATGCCGTGAGACGGTTAGGGCCGCCGACAGGGGCGGACCACGACAGGAACTTCATCTTTGGCAGATGGATGCGAAGACCCATATAGCCGATGAAAGCCGATTGGTCGGCAGACGCAGGATTCCCAAGCACAAGCTGCGAGTTCACGTTGAGCAGGGTGATCCGCATGCGGCGATTTTCATAGGCCACAAATGCGTCATAATCCCCCTGATCGCGGAAAGACATCGTTCCTTCGATCTGCACCCGGCGGAAGTCGCTCGGGGAGAACTCGCCATATTTCTTGGTGCCGTCAAGAAGGACGACTCCCTCGTGAGGGAGATCGAGGGTAAGTGAAATCTGCTCGAAGTTCGTCTTTGCAGCGAGGGCGGAGCTATTGACGCCGACAGTGGAAATCTCAATGGAAGCCATATCCCACACCCACGGGCGACCGCCGCTTGAAACGAGCGACTTGATCGCCGATACGCGCTCGATCCGGTCTACCGTACGAGACATGAGAGTCGCTGTCGTCTTCACAAGCTGGCCGGCCTGAATGTCGAGCTTAAGCGTCGGGAAGATCGCCTGCTTGTAAAGCCACGCGGACCCCACGTCGCGATAGATCATGACGTTCATGGGCTCAAGGAACGTGCGGTCGCTGAATGAGTCCTGACGCGGCGTAAACTTGTGCCACATCTGCGGGAACGCGGCGAAGTCGCCGGAGTTCGCGCCGTTAGAGCTTGCAGCCGTTACCGTAGAGGCGACGTATGTACCGAACCACGCCTTTAGGTAGTCGCCAAGGTTATTCGGATTAGGCTCAAGCGTTATATCGCCAGCGCCGCTATCAATCCCCTTATGGCTAGGGGGCGCGTCACGGCGGCCAGTCAACGAACCTTCGGAAAGCTCTGACAAGGTATGCTCAAGGCTCTCGGAAACGAAATTGCCCCACCGATTGACCGTGTTCACGTCGCTGTATAGCGACCCGATCTTCGCCAGAGCGATTTGTCCACCATTTCCACTTGCCATCTTCTCGTTCCTTATGAGTTCGCATAGACGAAGACGCTGAATTGCAGCACGGCTGCTGCCATAAAAGCGCCCTCTTTTTCGCTCTCGGCAGTTTCAAACTCGGCCTGCCCGACTTGAGTCGCGTCAACTGCCGATCCAAACCTTGAATTTGTCTGGAACAGGCGCTGAACGGCGCTTGTCAAATCATTGCGTAGTTTAGCTGCTTCCTGCCGAGAACTCAAGTCGAAGGTGCAAATCTCCACTTCTACGACGACCTGGCTGTAATAATTCTGCTGGCCGGTATTTTCCGGCAGGACGCGCTTGATGCGCACGTCGGCGAACGGCATGTTTGATACCGAAAAATCCCTGTCGTTGCTATCCTTCTGGACGACCTTCAGGCCCGTGACCTGCGAAGCAATCAAGGCCACCATGTCGTCAAGGATCACGTCATAATTGACAAAATCGGTCAAGTTCTTATGGTCCCCTGCAAAAGCCTGGATTTGGTCATCAGCTTTTCTCTCGCCCACCTTTCGATCAGGGGGACGGCGATTGCAACCGCCTCTGTTTCAGATGTCCAGATTCGCCGCGCAGGGGTTGCCCATTGCCGACGTGGGACGAACGCAAACCGGCCAGGGCCGGGCAGAGAAAGCGGTCTCGGATTGACGATGTTGAGAACCACGAAAGGCTTGAGGTATTCGTCTTCTGGACCAACCTGAGGCTGGTTGAAGCCTTCATGATGCTGTGTCAGGGTCCATTCTCCGGGAGATTCAAAAAACACCTCTGCCCGGCGCGAACCGAAAACACGCGACTTGACCCGGTTCTGCATCCCGGCGAGCGGCTTGCGAGCGTTTTTCTTTGCCCTTATCCACTTCGATACTGGCCTCCATGTCCCGCCATCATTCGTTACGATTCGCCTGCGCACGTTCTCCCGCAGGGCGATGCTGACATCACGCAGGGCAGACGGAAGGGCCTGCTCTACGTCTCTTGACAGGCCAGAAAGAAACGCCTCTGTGGCTCGCGCTCTCGGGACGAGAACTTCCATCAGAAATCTCCGCTACGGTCGTCGCGCTCGGATTCGATATAATCGCTGTCGGCGCGTTGCTCAAGCTCGCCAAGGACCGGGGAGAATACAGGGTGGAAATCCTGTACGCTTGACCACGCCTCCTGATTTCCGCCTTGTGATACCTGCTGGCTGTTTGCCGTCAGGATCATGTCGCCATCCCTGAGCATCGCCAGCATGGATTGCGCAGCCGTAAAGCGCCGATCCATGAAATCTGGAATCCTGGGTGCCTTGTCTTCGACCATCTTGTAGAGAGCCATATCGCAAGTCAATTGCGTGATAAGCGGCTCCGGCGAAAGAGGGAGAACGTACCGAGCGCCGAGGTACGCGTTAACGTAGCTCTCGGCGTCAGCGACGTAGATTGACGACACGTCAACAGACGAAACGTCATTGACCCCGCTACCAACCATGGTTGATATGGGGGGATACCTCTTGAAGATGTCGTCTATTGTGGCATAGGCCATTGTCATCACCAGTAGCGAGAGCAGCGGTCTTTGAACTCTGGTTCAAAAAGCTGCCTCAGTATCTTTTCAAGCTGTTCGTAGCTCTCGAAACGCCCGTTGATTGTCGCGCTCCTGTCTTCAAGGCTGATTGCGACCTGTAGGGGAACGCCAATGTTAAGGATTGCATATGCCTCCGCAACATACTGGATAGACAGGAATGTTCCGGGTCCAAAAGCACCCATCTCGTCCTGATGCTCATTATAATAGGCAACGGCTTCCTTAGCCAGAGCAACCTTTTCGTTGTTGTCGCGGCTGAACCTTGCGCGATGCAAAATATCACGCAACCACAGGAACTTATGGAGCTTGCGGTCGTTTCCTTCTGTCTGATGGTCCCATTCGAGGAATGGGAAGTTGCGGAAGAACCGATCCCTGCGCACGTCCTCGTTGACATATCCACTATGGCCGATGTCAACATCAGGCAAAAGATAGCATCGGCCTGGGCCACCTTCTGCGACCTCGAAATGCTCATGGATATGTCCGTGAGCGACGTAGCCACGATTGGCCTTGAACAGGCGGGCAGGGCGATCAATTTCGACCGGGTTGCCGCGAGGGACGCATGTGAAATGGTGCTGCGGGATCAGATATCCGTCCAGCGAATTATTCCGCAGATACTTGCGGAAGTCTCCGCTCAGATATTCGTCTGTGTCGATCCACAATATCCAGTCGAAAGCGTCAAGCCCCTTCACGGAGGCGTTGCGAGCGTCATCGAAACCGAACTTCCATGGTTCGATCTTTGGAACGTCGATGATGCGGTAACGCATCCATGGTCGCTCAGAGAACCACCGTTCAACGACGGAGAGCGTGTTGTCGGTCGAAGGGCCATGCGCGATCTGTACGAACTGGACCTGCTTCTCGATGCTGTTGAGAGTCTTGAGGATCGTATCCTCGTTATTATAGGCGATCATCGCAGCGGCGCAGGTCTGCCTTGGGATATGACGCATTGCCTTGGCAACGATGTCGATAGCTCTGACAGGGGCGTGGTCGGCATCGTAGCCATAGAACAACTGGCCGATACCGCGCATGTCTTGAGACATGCCGACAGAAAGAGCCAGGAATGATTCGCGAGGCTTGTCGCCGCACATATCCTTGAACATCTGCCTGTCTATATGCCAGAGATGGTTGCGATCATGCCAATGACCCTTGCGCTCATAGCCGATTGGTTCCCATGCGCCGAACGGCACGGTGATGAGCATTCGACCGCCGGGCTTTGAGAACCGCTCGACTTCTTCGAGCAGTTTCCACGGCTCCACGACATGCTCAAGAACCTCAGAAAGGATTACGGCGTCATATGTCACGGCGCACGTCCTGGAATCTCCGCAATATGCGCGGAGATTAGACAATGAGTGAGCCGCAGCGCCATTGTTCAAAACGTCCACGGCGCTCTGTGCGAAATCGACCCCAACGAAGGTTAGAAGCGGGAACCGCTTGGCGAGAGGCGCGAGAAGGTGGCCGGGGCCGCACCCATATTCAAGAACGCGAGAGCCGGGGGCCAGGGCCTCAAGCTCCTGCGAAATCACGTCGAATCTGAGACTGCTTGCTTCCGTCCTGAAAACAAGCTCACTTTCGCTTTCACCCTTTGACGTATAGGCGTCGTCATAAAACTTTGCCATGTCGAAATTCTGGTCGAACAGGAACGGATATCCGTCCTTGAGTTCAGAACGCAGCGAGTCGGCCATTTCAATTTCGAGATCGCCGATGACGAGGTTGAAATCGAGCATGGCCTTTGCGGCAATAACGTCGCCGTCCTGAATGAGAGACCAGGCGTGAGAGAATGGGGCCACGGGCTCAGGGACGGCGTTGTCCTCGACCATGTCGGCCACGCCGTCCCAATAAAGATCGGTGCGGAGCGACATTTCGTTCTTCACGCTGGAAATATATTCGGGATTGTTCATGGTCTCGCGGAAAAAATTAGCGAAGGCCGCACAAAACTCGTCTGTGCAAGGATCAATGGCGGGATAGAAATCCTCGAAGTAGATTCCGCATTCGCCAAGCGTTTCCGGCAGAGCGCCGACGCGGGTTGTGAAGAACGGGGTCTGCTGCTCGATGCACTCGCGAGCGAGGATGCATGATGTTTCCTCGAACTGAGTCGGATAGATATAGGCTGCCGCCTCGCTGATGATCTGCCTGAGTTCGACCTGCGACTTGGACCCAAGGAACTTCACGTTAGGCATCGTCTTCATGCGTGCGAAGACCATGTTGTAATAGTCGCGCATGTGCTCAGGGAAATGGTCGTAAAATACAACCTCAAGGCTATATTCAGGCAGGCGTTCCATGATGCCGCCAGGCCGAATCAGATTGTCAAGGCCACGCTCAGGGCGGGCGGCATACAGAATCTTGCGCTCGGAGCGCGGGAACATCTTGTCCGTCTTGACGGGGACAATCCCATTACGGAGAGCCACGATATTATCGAGCGGATAGCCGGTCGCCTCTGAAATCTGGTTGCGATGCCATTCGGAAACCGCCCACACTTCATCGAACGTGAAGTCGATCTGCTCAAACGCCTTCTGCATGCCGCGCTTCGTGGCGATATCATGCATCCATAGAACTTTCTTGGCAGACATCGTTGGCAGGGAAACAAGTTGAGGGTCACGAACGGCGATCAGAAGATCGTGACGCGTCGTCATGGCAAGCTGCTCAAAATATTTGAGATCGACATAGCGCACATTGTCGGTATGAACGTCGCCAGATAGCCAATAATCGGACTGGCTGTTGTCCGGGAGATTGCAGCACATGACGACGCTGTGGCCTTTAGCCGCGAGCGCCTTGCCAAGCATCAGGGCTGCCGTTTCAGACCCGCCAAGAGATTTCAGGTAAGGCGTTTCTGGACCAAACGGCATTGCTCCGCAAGCAATAAAAATTTCCATGATCCCTCCAAGGATTCAAAGTTGCGTATCGCACTATCTCACAAAAAAAGAGGCCCTGCAAGTAAAATGCAGGGCCTCAGGGTTGCGCGATCGGGAGGGAGCTACGCGCGGGGGGTTAGATAACGCTCGCGATGCGGGTCGCGAGGTCGGACGAGATGACCTTTTCGTCCTGATAGTAGGAAGCCTCGATGCGCTGCGACATGGTTTCGCTGTCGAAGGGGAAGCGACGGATGGCGAACGGCACGCCGAAGCGAGGGTCAGTCCACCGGAAAGCCTGGAGCCACGTATCGACCTTGCGACCGGGCAGGGGGCTCACATAGGCCAGATGGACATAGTTGCCCCAAACAGGGGCAATCGTGCCGGCGGCACCGAGCGCAGCCGTGTTGACCATGATCTCGGGGACGAGAATCTTGTCAACCTTGAGCAGGGAGGCAATCTGCGAATCCATGGCGATGCCGCCACGATCACCGAACAGACGGTCAATGATCTGATCGTTACGGCGCAGAAGGGTAGCGATCTGCTCCGGGACGATCAGGAGATTGGGTCGAAGGCTTGTCCGCATACGGAACGCCTCGATCTGGTTTGAAAGATCGTCGAACGGGCGTGAGCCGGTCGTGTTGGACCATGCCGTCGCGACATTGGTCGTCGTGGCGACGTTGGCGGCAGTGTTTGCCAAGGCGGCGACGCGGGCCTCGTAGGAGATCAAAAGCCGATCGGTGACATACTCGGCGGATTCCTGATTGAGGGCGATCGAGTCGTCGGCGTTCACCTCGTCCTCTGTCGTCCAGTGGGTCGAGAGGGCATAATTCTTGGCGAAATAGGTGTCGCTGGAAACCGTCCAGAAGACCTCTTTCGACTTCGTGCCGGGAGCACGCGCATCCAGATTCGGGACATACTGGAGACTTTCCTTGAAGTCCCGCTTGTAATACACGTTGCTCTGCTTGCTGACATTAAGAACCGGCAAAAGCTGGTCCGCGATGTAGCCAGCGGGGCGGCGACCGATCACGATATTGGAAAGCACCGTGTCGATATGAAGATCGCGTCCAGTAGCGAGAGGCATTTTGAAAACTCCTTATTACACGAATGCGGCGAGGAAGGTGCGGTCGATCTTGACCGAAGCCAACATGCCGGAGGCGGCAGATGTCATGAAGATGCCAAACGCCTTGGAAACGGTGCCAGTGGTGACGGAAACCTGCACGGCCCAACCGGAAGCGGCAGACGTTGCGAGAGAACCTGCATTGACGGCGGCACCGACGCGGACAAGAGAAATACCGCCAGCGGCGACCGTGGCATGTTCACCAAGTCGAGGCTTGTTTTGAAGCACTCCATATCCACCGCCAGCACCGGCAACGTCGATGACGGAATTTCCGCCAGAGAGATCGACGACGCGATGCATCAGGGCTGACAGGTCTGCGCCGGCCACGAAGCTCTCGTTTTTGACATCGTACTCATACGCCATGATTAGTTTTCCTCTGCATAGCGGGTCTTGAGATCGGCGTCTTCCGAGAAGACCGCCGAAACTGCCTGTGAATAGCTGAGAGACTTGTCAGCCGCCATCCTTGCTTTCGCCTTGGTGTCCACTTCCTCTGAGGCAGAGCTTTCGGTTTCTGCCTTTGAGCGGCCCATCTCTCCAAGAATGACGATCTGTGGGAGAGAGCCGACATAGCTCTTGAACAATTCGAGAGCGGTAACTTCCTTGTCGCCAAACTTCACCTTGGACGAAGCCTTGTCGCGGAACACGGATGCAATGGCGATCATCTCGCCCTTGTTGCCCGGAAGAATACGACCATCGTAGATCGCCGCGTCGATAACGCTTTCAATTTCGCGATCGAGAGACTCGTCCATGAACTTGTTCAGGGCCGCCTCGGCACGATCGGCACGCTCTGCCTCTGCCGTGGCACGGGATTCAGATGCGTCGATAAGGGCCTGCATTTCGGACTTGGCTGTCGTAACGGCGATTGCCAAAATCGCGTCGTGCTGTTCCTGAGTGAAAGTCGGCATATCAACCTCTTTTTGATTCAATTCGATCTTCTCGCAAGCCATTTCGGCGAACTGAGAAGCTGAGAGCGGCTTAAGACCCTTGACCGCAGGCCATTCCGCTCCTAGAAGGGCAACCGCCCCGAGAACATTCCTGAATACGTCACCGGCATACTCAACCGTAGGATAAACCTCGACTGAAACCGTATTGTAATGACGTTTCTTGATCGCGTCAATCATGGCATCCGGGACATCAACGAAGTCGGCCACGATCTTGTCGCCATCGCGACGCAGGTTGTCTACCCATCCATAGGCCGGTTCGCCAACGCGGTCATTGTGGCCAATCTTAAGAGGGGCCTCGAATCCGGGAACCATGGCGTTCAGCATGTTGAACGAATAAATCATGTCGTCGAGAAAGCGCGAATCGACAGTTACCTTGCGGCTGCCTTTCCACGTTCCGACTGAAAAAATCTCTACTTCCCTGATGTCAGGCATGGTGACTCCTCGCAACAATTATACATGGGCGTTTGCAATGCGGTCAACTGTCGCCTCCCTTTTTCGCCCTGTCGTTGCCCTGGTTCGCAGGAGGCGGTGGGGAGTTGGAATCGGCCGGCGGCGGGAGAGGCTGAGGCCGGACGACCTCATCCTCTTTCTCGCCTTCAAGGCGGAGCGGGAGGCCGAGGATGGATCGGGCGTAATTCACGTCCTTCTGATCCATGTCGATAATACCGGCGGCGTGCAGGAGGCGAATCGTATCCGCGACCTTCATCCCCTCGAACTGCCCATAGTCCTGCCATATGAAGCGCGGAGATGCGGAGCCTTTCGGGAAGTTCATGCTTACCATCTGCTCGATGACCTGCTTGCAGAACGTAGCCGTAAGGCTCTGCGAGATTTCGTCAGCCATCTTGAACAGGAGGCGAAGATGCAGCGCCGACTGGCTGTCGCTTCCCTGGCCTTCGGTCTCTCCGAGCAGGGCGACCATCAGGATCGCGCGGGCGATGGAATCGTTGTGATATTTGAGCGCAGCGTCGTATGACGCGTTGCCGGCACGCTTTGCCTCGATAAGTTCTATCTCGACGCCCTGAGGGACAAGGACTTCCGTCTTTGACGAAAGGTTCTTGAGAATCTTCTTCAAGGTTTCCTTAAGTTCGTCAGTCGCGCCGACAGGGTAGGTCATCTTCGTCATGGGCGATCCCATGCGCTCAAGGAAGACGTTCCAGAAGTTGATGATGAATTTCTTCGCCCACCACGATCTGTAGGCCGCACGCAGGTCTGAATTGCCGTACGGATTGCCAAACCTGCCGTCATGCGCATAGTGCCACAGCTTGCTTGCTTCAATCTCGATGACGGCACCTGTCACCTGTTGCCTGACGCCGATGAAATTTCCGTGGTTGTCGATCTTGAGTTCGATGTCTTCCGGGTCGCGATGCGCGATCTTGTCGAGAAGGATATACGTTTCGCCGTCGATTTCCTTGCGAGCCCATACAAGTTCGCCGACCGAATATCCGAACTCAAGAGCCGACAAGGATTCCTTGACAACTCGATTGAAGTCGATGTCGCGCAGATTTTTCTCGATGACCTTCGCGATCTTCTTCGCCTGCTCGGAATCGTCCGAGGGCGCAAGCTCCCACGCCCTGCCGTGAATCAGGATTTTCTTGAACGACAGACACGTCTTGATCTGATCGTCATGGATCATCTGCTTGTAGGTGCGCCATCCATAGCGCTTTATGATTTCGTCCACAGGGAGGAAATAAACGCCGCCCTGACCAACGCCTGTTGCAGCGGAGATCAGGTCGCGCCCGATGACCATCTTTTCCCCCTCTATGGCGCGGGGCCTGCCACGCACGGCGGCGAAAAGGTCGGATACGTATCCCATGTGTCAGCTTCCAGAAGTGAAAAGGTTTGGTGTGATTGTAGCCTGAACGCGCCAGAAAGTCACTTCGTGGCGCACCAAGGCTACAAGTTCAGGTCCGGCGGAAGTTTCCGCTCCGCTACACAGATCGTATCGTTATGGGCGCCACCATGCGCACAAAGAAGAACCTCAAGCATCTCATATCGTCGTTTGACTCCCATGCCAGACGAGTTCCATCCGAACGAAAGCACTATGCCGCCAGGACTTATCACCAAGTCAAGAGCATCGCGGACTCGACGGTATAGTGCGCCGCTTTGCGTCTCTTTCATTCCGACAGCGCGTCCAACGCCCTTGTACACTTCGCTGATTTGGCGTGGGCTATATGGCGGATCGAATATCCCAAGATCAGCCACAACGCCATCATCACGCATCTTTTTGCAAAAATCCTCCGCATCCATATGGAACTGCGCTGCGGTGTCTGGAGCCAGATCATTTGTGAATGTGGCCCACGTCTTGTTACGGGCGAACGGATCAATGCTCACCTGTGAGGTACTCAAGTACCGCTGCACAAAATCGCCTATAGGGCCGACTGAAAACGTATCGGCAGAAGGCATCGCCCATACACGCGAAAAGACTGTCATCGGTTGTTCTCCTGTTGCTTACTAAAGGTCCATGTCCATCTGAGGGCGATCCTCCCCAACGTCGATGTCGGATTCCTTCAAGGTGTGCGAGGCCACGGATTCGGAACGCATCGGTGCGCAGCCCATGACGATCACGTCGCCACGGTCAGGCGACGCGTCCTTGCCAAGCCGGTCCTTGAGCTTCTGCTTGCTCTCCACGGTTATTTTTTCGCGCTCGTTATAGCTGTAGTGCAGGCACGCAAGCTGATTGACAAGCGTCTCGTCGTCTGGCAGGGGTAGTTCTCCCATTTCAAGCAGGCGTCTTACCCTCCACCAATCGCGGGCGCGGCAATTGGCGAATTGCCGAACTTCATCGTCCGGGTCCACGCCGGAGACGAGCGGCATTCCGCCGTTATACGGGATGACTGCGAAATCACGCCTGCGAAGTTCGTCGATGATCCCGCCGCCGACCCCAGGCTCATCGACGATCACATGCGACAGCCTCAATCCCTGCGAGTGAATCAGGTTGCGTTCCGTCTCGACGAAATCCGCCCCTTCCGTCGTGCGCATCTTGGTCTTGCCAGTGATCCTGACCGGGATGCCCTTGCGGAACCATCCAACGACGAACTCGTTGCCGCCATCGCGAGCCGGGTCCACGATAAGCACCACGGGGTCCGCGATAGGATCGAACGGCGGCAATTCCTTGCCCGCCGCCCTCTGTGCATATTCGAGCGGGATCACGGCCCTGTCGTCGTTACGGGGGAAAAGACCACGGACGCGGACATCGTAGATGGCGCTGTCAAGCCCGTATTTCTTCGCCATCGTGTCGCAGTATTTTTTCTTGACGCGCGGAGAATAATAGACGTGGCCATGTTCGACGTGCGTTCCGCCCTGCTCGATGCCGAGCCTGTCGAGCAGGGCGGTATCTCCGGTCACGGTGATCCTGTGGTAAAGGTCTTTGTTCTTGTTGAAGATGTCGTAGAGTTCGCCTGCCGTGAAGTTCGGGTTGCCGGCCACGGCCAGCTTCGCGACCTTTCCTTCCTCGCCAGCCTCCGACATCGTGCCTTCGATGACCTCGAAGACCTCAGGCGGGATGGCGGACGCCTCGTCGCCTATCAGCAGGATGTTGCTGTTGTGAAAGCCTTGCAGGTTCGCGGCGCGGTTCGAGGTTCGCGCGACGGCGAACCAGTTGTAGGGGTCGCGCAGATGCCGGATATGTCCGCCCGAGATGTTCCACTCGGCCTGCATCCTGTCGGGCATCTTGGAGTACCACTTGGCAAACTCGGGCCACAGCACGTCATTCAACTGCGAGAACGTCGGGGCGGTGGCGACGACGCGCGAGCCGACATAGCCATTGAGGAAAATCCATCCGGCCCATGACATGACGGCTGATTTCCCAGGGCCATGTGCTGCCTTCATCCCGACGCGATCGAACTTCCCCGAAAACAGCCCGTTGAGGAAATCCCCCTGCCAATCGTCCGGGGTCACGTTGAACCAGTCCTTGACAGCATCGACGGGGTTCTTCACCCAATCGTCGAACGCCCTCTGCTCAATATCGCTGCGCTCAGGGGGTTTTCTTTGTGCCACCTTTTATCCTTCGCTTGACCATCGCCTCGAAATCCGAGACGCCGTTGCTTCTGTTACGCCTCGGCGAGCCTATCATCGCAAGGTATCGCGCTGCAAGCGTGCGCAACTCGGGAGATGGCAGGGTGTGGCCTATGACGATCTCGTCATCCTTGACATTGAAAACGGCCAATGGCTGACCGTTCATCACCGCGATGAGGAATCCGATCGGGTCGGCCTCCATGATCCTCGTCATGTTTTCCTCGGTCGTCGGCGCTCGGTCGGTGATCGTTTCGACGCGGACCTTCGTCCGCATCTCCGCGCCGATATAGACGAGGTCGGGCAATTCCCTCGCGGCTGCGTATATTGCCCGCTCGGTGTGGGCGTCAAATCGGCTCATGTTGGCTGTACCTCTGCTCAAGATAATCGAGCCATGATTGCTGTCTCATGGGCGGAAGCAGGATGCGTGCGTATCGCATCGTCAGCCCACGGAACTTATGGTATTCGTAAATCTCCATGCGATTCGCCTGGAACGAAACGCCGGATATCGTGACGGTTGCGCCGGATGCCGTGTAATCGGAGAATGAAATCTCCGGCATTTCGTCGAGGGCCTTGTAGCCGGCGATGATTGCCCGGAAGTCCCGAAGCGTTTTCGGGTCGCCGTAGCGCTCATACTTGCGGTATGTCTTATCTGACATTCCGAGCATCGCGGCTGCGGCTTCCATCGTGAAGCCAAGCTCACTTCTTAGCTTTTTCATTTGAATGCTCCATGAAATAGCGAAGCCATGCCGCGCGATGCTTGGCCGACGGCAGGAGGATGTTCCAGTGCCGCAGGGCAAGCCCCCGGAACGTATAATAATTCGTGAGTTCGACGAGATCGAAGGCGACGAGCTTGTCGTCGTACTTCACGACCCACGTGCTTCCGAGATCCTCGAACTTGAAATCCGGAATGGACTCCATCTTCACATGCGTTGCAAGGATGTGCTCGAAATCGCGAAGCATGAAAAAATCCTCGGCACCCTTCTCGCGGAGGATGTAGGTCGGCTTCGATACGCCGAGGGCGGAGGCGGCTTCGTCCTGGACGAGTCCCATTGCCTTTCTGATTTCAACAAATCGGTTCATTCTCTTGTCCTTTTCATGAATGTTAAAGTCCTTCCTATACGGAACACGGATTCAGGGGCCTGTCAAGTCGTTTTATCGGGGGTCAGGGAATTTTATCGTGGGTTGAGTTTATCGGGTGGCAGGGGTGGTGGATGTCAGGGGGCGATTCCGGACTCTCCCCCTCTAATCTCAAATTTGATCAGTCGGTGAGTATCTATCTACTTAGAGAGCCTCGCCAGAATTTTCTACTTGTTTTTGGTAAAGTCCTTCCGGATAGTAGAGTGAGTATCTAGATACTCACTGAGGTCTCAAAATTAGCCTATTGGAGGATTGGCACCCCTGCCCACGAGCACCGAAGTCCCCTAGGG